GGAAGTATTCGAGGCTCGCGCCACGCCTACCGGCTGCGACGAACCGCGAGAGCGAGTCCGGGCTACCGTCGAAGCGCAGCGTGCCGGACAGATCCTGCACGCCCGCGCCGATCGAGATCACACGTTCGGTGGTCAGGTCGGCAGAGCGCCAACGGTGGACCTGCTGCACCGGGTTCACGGTCGGGCGCCGGATCTTCGCGCCGAGGTAGTGCAGATAGTCCTGCCCGTTCTCGGTCCACCGAAACGCGGCGTCCTGTTTGACGGGCGCGCTCATCCGAACGCCATCCCGTTCTCCAGCGCGTTACGCACCTGCTCGGCAAACATGCGCGCGATCTCGGGGTCACGCGCGGCGTCGGACGGGCTCTTGGCGGGTGGGAAGCTGAAGCTGAAGCTGATGTCGCCCCCGGTCGGTGTAACGTCCGCCGGCCCCATGACAGCCGTCGGCTTCGTCACCACCTCCGTGCCCGCCTCGCCGGCAATGCCCCACTGGCCCGCGGGGATGCGGCCACCGTGCGCGAACGTGCCGGCGAACCCGAACTGCTTGGCGAGCCCGGTCACGAGCTGGGTGCCGGGGAAGATCGCGGACAGAGCCTTGAAGATGACGAGCTTGGCGGCGATCTGCGCGAGAGTCCGGAGCACGAACGCGCCGAACCGCTTGAAGGCTTCGATCCCGTCGAGCACCGCGTCGCCGAGCGCGAACGCGAACTCGGCGGCGAAGTCCACCGCTGCGCCCTGTAGCTGGGTGATGCCTTCTGCCATGGCGTCGAACCCACGCCGGCCCGTGCCGGCCGCCTGCGTGATCACGTCGCCGAGCCCGTCGAGCACAACCTGGGCGGCTTCCAGTTCCTCGACGATCACCCCACCGCCGGCCAACGCACGGAGTCGCTCGATCGCGGCGGCGATGAACGCCCGGGCCCTGTCGATCCCGTCTCGGACGATGCTCACGAACGCGCCCACGTAGTCGGTCGCGAACGCGTCCGCGAATCCGGCGGCGACGCGGGACGCGATGCCACGGCCGCCCTCCTCGCCCTCGTCGCCGGCGTCGGTGAGCGCATCACGGATCGCGTCGGCCGCACCCGCGAACGCGTCGCCAACCATTCCGGCCGCGCGGGCACCGATCCTGCCAATGACCTCAAGACCCGTGGCGATACCCGCCAGGATCGGCCGCGCCTTCTCCCTGATCCAGTCGAACGCGCGGCCGAACTCGTAGCGGATGATGTCCCAACTCTCGAACGCGGCGCGGGCGGTGCCGACGAAGAAGCCGATGAGGAAGTTGGCGACCGGCTTCACGAAGTCGACGATCGCGCTGAGCGCGACGTCGGCCGCGGAGACGATCGTGTCCCAAGCCCGTGCGGCGGCCTCTCCGAGTCCGAGCCAGTTGTTCTTGACGGCCACGATTATGGCCGCGAGCCCGACGAGCGTGGTGCCCACCGCGGCGATCGTGCCCAGGACCGCACCGAACAGGGAGATGACGGTGCCGAGCACGATCGCCACCGGTCCGATCGCCGCCACGATGCCAGCCCATAGCGCGATCTGTATCCGGAGCTGCGGGTCGAGTTGGGCGAACCACTGCACGAGGTTGCGAGCGACGTTGAGCAGGCTGTCGACGCCAGCGATCACCCTGTCGATGGCCGGCCGGAGCGCGTCTCCGAGCTCGGCGGTGACGTTGCCAGCCTTGTTGCGCAGGATCTCGAACCGGGCGGCCAGACGGTGGAAGAACAGGCCGGCCTCACGGGACAGCGCGGTGTTCTCCTCCCACGCCCGAGTTCCGCGGTCGAGCGCACCGGTGAAGATGTCCGACGCGGCCGAGGCCCTGAGCAGGGTGTCGCGGACGCGGATGTCGGCGAGCCCGAGCTCCTCGAGCGTGCCGAACGTGCTCTTGCCCTGGCCCTCGAGCTCGCCGAGCCCGGTGATGAACGCCGTGATGGCGCCGGCGCCGTCCGTCTCGAACCGCTCGCGGAACTCGCTCGCAGTCATGCCGGCGACGGCCGCGAACCGCTGGAGCGCGCCCCCACCTTGTTCGACCGCGGTCGCGATGTCGACCATGACCCGGCTGATCGCCGTACCGCCCGCTTCAGCCTGGATCCCCACCGACGACAGCGCACCGGCGAAGCCGAGCACCTCCGCTTCGGTGAGCCCGATCTGGCGGCCAGCACCGGCGATGCGGAGCGCCATGGCGGCGATCTCGGCCTCGGTCGTCGCCAGGTTGTTGCCGAGGTCGACGATCGTGGAGCCCATCCGGTCAAAGTCCGTCTGGGCCGTACCCATGATGTTGGCGAACCGCGCGAGCGTGGAGCCCGCTTGGTCGCCGAGGTTCGTCGCGACCCTGAGCGCGGCGATCGTTTCCGTGAAGGCCCGTAGGTTCTCGGTCGCGATGCCGAGCTGCCCGGCCTCGGCCGCGATGCCGGCGAGCTCGCCGGAGGCAACCGGAATCCGCTCCGACATGCGCACGAAGCTGGCGCCGAGCCGGTCGATCTGCTCAGCCGTGGCGTCCACCGTCTTTTGGACGCCCACCATCGCGGTTTCAAAGTCCGCCGTGGCCTTGGTGGCTGCGACGCCGATGCCGATCAGCGGGAGGGTGATCGCAGCGCTGAACCGCGCACCCATCGCCTGCATGCGCGCGCCGGCCTGTTGGAGCTTGGCCGACGCTGCGCTGATCGCTCGGTCGAGCGGAGCCGAGCTACCGCCGAGAATCACCTCGGGGCGCGCCAAGACCGTCATGCGAGCCTCACGCCCCTGGTCTTCTCACCCCACATGATGAGCGCGTTCCTGACCGCGTCGGGACTGTCCAACTCCGCGCCCGGCTCGACGAAGAAATCGGTCGCACGCATCGTGCGCCTGCTGACCTTGCCGGCCATGTTCGCGACCGTCGCGGCGATGAGGCCAGCACGCTGGTAGGCCGCGCGCTGGGTCGCGAGTCGGATCGACGACGCGCGTTCCTCGAGCACCGTGCACAGCTCCGCGACCTCGGCCGGCGTCGAGCCCCAGAACACGGAGTCGTCGACGCCAGTCGCGAGCGCGGGAGCCCAGGCCTGCTGCACGGTCAGCTCTTCTTGGCCTGGGCCCCCGCTTTTCCCTCCGGGGCCTCGCCGTTCGTGCCGAACGCGGCCTCGATCGCTTCGCCGGCCGCCGCGCTGATCTCCGGCAACCGCTCGACGTCGACCATGTCCAGCACATCGACAAACTCGAGGCCGGGGTCGGCATGCAGCAGCCCCGCCCATATGAGCTGGTTGACCGCCTTGAGCGACCCGGCGCTGACGCGCGCCATCACCTCCTGCGCGGTCAGGCCGGACTCGTCTTCGAGCATGACGATCGAGCGGTTGGTGTAGCGGAGGGTACGCACCTTGTCGAGCGTGACCTTCACGCCTGTGGGGCTTGGCATTAGGCCACGGCCTCGGTGATGGCGCCGGTCACGCGGAGCACGCACGTCGCGCTGCCGGCCGCGTCCTCGGCGGTCGGAAACTCCCAATCGAACCCACGCACGTAGCAATCGAAGGTCAGCGTACCGATCTCCGAATCGTCGGTCGCGGAAGGCGGCAACGTGATCTCGCACTCGACGATCGCGCGCGACGCCTTGAGTGTGCGAAGGTTCGCCTGGCCGGTCGCGCCCGGGACGTGGCGCATCTCGATCGTGACCTCACCTGAGTCCGAGAGCCCCGCCACGTACTCGCGCACGCCAGCGGAGTCCGAGTCGGTCGTCTCGGCCTCGCCGACGTCGCCGCCGCCGACGCTGATGTTCGTGATGCCCTCGATGTCGACCGAGTCCACGCTCACGGTCGCGCCATGCGGTGAATACTTGATGCCTGCGATTTTTTATAGCCTCCGGATCGCGCGGGTCTTAATCCGCTAGTTCACAAAGGAGCCTGGCCCCCTTCCGGGAGTTGCAGGTAGTGCAGATGGGCCGGAGATTGGCCGGCCAATGCGAGCCTCCACGCGCAAGCGGTATGACATGATCGATTGCTTCGTACGGGTCACCGCAGAGGTAGCAGCGCTCACCGTATACTTGCATGCGGGCACGGACCTGTTCCTCCGTGGCATGCCCGTCAGCCCCTTGCTTCTTGGCCCGCCGACGCTGTTCAGTAACCCGGCTCTGCCATCGCGAGTGTTCGATGTTGCGCTGATACGCAGCACGGTTGTTGGCGTTGTGCCGCTCGCGGTTCTCGCGACGCCACGACCTGACCGCTTCGCGAAGCACATCTCGATTTCGACGAGCGTATTCCCGCATGTAGGCAGTGACGTGGTCGCAATGTTCTGCCCGCCATTCAGCCACCCTCGCCTTGACCTCGTCGGCGTGCTCTCGATAGTAGGCGCGTGCCTTTTCGCGACGCTGGACCGCTGTGCGGCGGTAGTATGCAGTCTGGCGCACGGTGACGCGGTCCTTGTTCGCTTCCCGCCACTGCCTCTGCTGCTCGGAGGCTCCGT